CTTTGCCATTGCTCCTTATAAGCTTCCTGATGAGGTTGTGTGGTTAAAATTGCCCTTAGAGAAGTTTAATGGCAGATTTCCACCTCTTACGGTGTCGATCCTATCTAAGATTGGTTATTGTGATAGGATGGTAGAAAAAGAAGATCTAACTAAGTCTACTTTTGCCAAACTTGAGAACGTTGTTTTTAGCAATGAGGAATTATCTCATTCCGATGATATTGCTGCAATGTTGCCTAAAGATACTCAGGAGACTTATGAGAGTATGAAGGCAAGTTCACTCAAGTATTGGAAAGTTGAAAAGTTGGGTTCTGGTCATTTTGATAGCCCTGACTATCCTTTCACTAATAAAAGTGCTATGGTGGTCTCATCCGTGAAGCATCCTAGTGATATTACACGTGCATTAGACAAGTTGAAGAGCAAGAATGTTCCTAATGTGACCCCTAGTGTGAGTAAGATTGCAGATGAGAAGAAAACTGTTTCTTCCTGTACTCTGAAAGCTTCTGGTTTCTGTAAGGAGGAGTATTGTAGGCTTGAACATCCTGGTTGTATCCAGACTAATGGTGTTTGGCGTCCTGTTATAGTACTTCCTCGTCCGGCCCAAGTTGCTGGACAAGAACCGGAAAAGGTCAAAGAGAAGAAGGTTGGCAAGAATAAGAAGAAGAAGCAGATTGCTGGCGAAGCAGCTGTTTTGACTTCTCTTGTCAATGAGGCAAATTCGGCTAACCTTAGGTCCCGAAAATGTCCTTTTAATCCTTGTTCTATTAAGGGTTGTGTTATGGAACATGAATTTGTAGTTGTCGAGGAGAAGAAGAACCAGGAACTTACGCTTGATGCGCTCAATGAGCAAATCAATGAACCCGTCGCGATCGACGAGGCGTTTGTTTCTGGTACTGTGGATAATTTCAGAACAAATGGAGTATTTGGTCTTTATTGTAAAGTAGGTCTTACTCCGAATCGCAATACTGATGCGATTGGGCAGTCTTGGATGGGTCCTCATCGACTTGAGACTGTTGCCCATTTGTTTTGGGATGTGAACGGTGTTCCACGTGCTTCCAACTTTGGCGACTATTATATTCTAGGAAAAGATGGAATCATACATTATGTGATTCCCGAGTCAGTTAGGAGATATAAATTGCCTAACACGG